GCTTGTTGCCTGCGGCAACAATCTGTCCCCTCCTAAAAACAGGAGGGGAGTTTTTTTTGTATTGTCGCGGGGCGACAATTTTGGAGGAATAATATTAGGCTCCCCTCCTGTTTTTAGGAGGGGCGGCGGAGTGAGGCGAATGCCTCACAAAGACGGGGTGGTAAGAACTCCCCTCCTATCGTTCGGCTTTGCTCACGACAGGAGGGGAGTTTTGTGTGTTGTTATGTACTACACATCTATATCCACATTCAAATCTATAGCTGCGGGGATGTAGATGATGGTGGGTAGGGTGCTGTAGTCTTGCAGGCCGATGGTGTAGGTGAGGGCGCGTACACGGATGGTGTCGCTACGGTGCTCAGAGCGGGCGGCTATGCGGTCGAAGTGGCCGAAGACGGGGGCGAGTAAGTCGTGGCCGTCTTCTATGTAGCTGGGTACGGTGCCTTGCAGTGCCCGGTGCAGCAGGAACTCGAGCGTGTAGTAATAGAGTGCGCGCAGGCGTCTGCGCTCCTCCTCAATGCTACTGCTGGAAGTGAACGGCGGGAAGCCAATGCGGAACTTTACAGTGGCAATGCCGGTCTGTACATTGTTGCCCAGTGATTGATACACTACATCATCAATGTCGAGCAGCACACAGGGCCACAATACGGGCGGGTGGTCGGACTCGAGCTGGCCGAGGTCCTGGTCTATGTAGTGGAAATAGGCATTGCCGTCATCGTCTACGAGGCCTGCTATCAGTGTTTGCAGGGCGGTAAATAGGTTTGCTAAATGGCTGGTCATTTTAAGTTAAAAATTAGAAGTTAAAAATTAAAAGTGTTTGTGTGTTGTGGGTGGGCTCTTAACCACCCCTGCTTGTTGCCTGCGGCAACAATCTGTCCCCTCCTAAAAACAGGAGGGGAGTTTTTTGTTTTTTATGGTTTATTTTTCTTGTGTTACGGAATAGGTGTCATAGAGGTATTGGTGGTTGATGGGGAGGCCCATGGCGGCGAGGTCTTTGTCTACCTGTATCTTTTGCACCATGTAGGCTATGTCTATTTCCTTGTCGTAGACAAAGCTGCCACCATCTATCGGTAGGCCGTAGGAGCGTAGTATGTTGTGAAAGTGCGGGGTGTTGAGGTAGTCGAGCACATACATCATGTCGCTGCGGATGATTTGCATTTGCTGTTCGGCATGTACGGACGACTGTGCATAGCCCGAAGAACTGCTGCTGGTAGTGGTTTCGGTATTGCCGAGGATGATGGTACTCATCTCTTCGTTCATGGCATTGCGGAAGGTTTCCTGCAGCTTGCCGTCGCCATTACTTGCCTTGCCGTCTTTGATGTCGAAACCCGCCTGGCGTGGTATTTTGATGCGCATAGAGTTGCCGATGTTGTCCAGCACCTTGTCGAGGGCGAGGTCGGTTTGTGTGTCGCCGGCATCGTAGGTCATGAGCATGATGGGTGAGCCGAAGACCTCTATGTATTCTGCCCAGTCGGTGATGGCACCTTTTTTGAGCAGGGCATAGAAGCCGCATTTGAGCAGCAGGCCGAGGTCGGCGGGGTCGCCTACTATCCATACATTGGCAAGGCCGCTGTAGCTGATGCCTTGCGTGGCATGCTCTTCGAGGGCTATGATGCCCCAGTGGGGCTTGATGTGCTTGCGTGGTATGCGGCGGAAAGAAAGGGTGTCGCCCGGCACAAACTCCATACCCGAAATGCCCCACATCTTGCTCAGGAGTAGCTCTGTGATGAGGTCGCGGAAGGTTTTGGAGTTGATGGTTTTTTCCATGCCGGCTACTACCTGCCTGTCTTTTTTGAAGAGGAGGTTTTTGTTGAGCACGGTGTCTAGCCGCTTGCCGATGATGCCGGTAAGGTGTCCGTCGAGCAGCACGTCTTCGTAGACATTGTAGAGGCGGGTGCGGTTTGGGTTGGTGACGGATTCTGCGCTGATGTGGGCATTGCGCCATGTGCTTACATCTTTCTTGCTGCGGTCTATGGAGCGCACCGTAATGTTTTGGGTGATGAGCTCTATTTTTTCTTTGCCGCCCGGGGCGTGGTTTATTGGTGTTTTGTTTGGCATTTTTTATGGTTTAAGTCAAAGGTTAAAAGTGTTTTTTAAGTCAAAGGTCAAAAGTCAAAACCCAAAAGTTTTCTTGTGTGCTGTTGGGTGGGTTCTTAACCACCCCGCCTTCGTGAGGCATTCGCCTCACTCCGTCTCCCCTCCTAAAAACAGGAGGGGAGTTTTGTTTTTTTTCTCCTAAAAACAGGAGGGGAGTTTTGTTTTTTTCCCTCCTAAAGCAGGAGGGGAGTCCTTTTTCTTAGTATTGGTTATTCCTTTTTTCATTGCTGTGGGTGGTGACGGACATGCCTGAGGGGGTTTCCAGGCCTGTGGTGTCAAGGTAGGGCCATTGAGGGTCGGCATGGCCGGACTGGATGGCTTTGAGGGCGGTAATGGCCTGGTGGTAGCGGGTGTGGACGTGGTCGTAATTGATGTTGGGATTGGCGAGGTTGATGAGGTTCCATGCCACTACATCCTTTACGAGGTTGATGAGGTAGGGATCAGTGAAGGTGGCGGATGTGTCTGCAAGAGGGTCGCCAAAGAGTGCCGCAAGGTCGTAGCGGGAGAGGTAGATTTTTACCTCTGCGATACCGCTGTTGATGGCGGTAACCACCAGTGATACATCGGCACGGGTGATTTCGTTGATCACCTCACGGTAGATGTGGGTGTAGAGATCGGTGGGTTGGATAATTGGTGTGTACGGCATAGTGTTTTGGTTTTTTTGGTTAAATATTTAAGTCAAAAGGCAAAGGTTAAAGGCAGAAAAGTTTCTTAGGGTGTTGTTCATTTTGTGGTGTTATCGTTGCTCACTTTTGGCTTTTCACTTTTGCCTTTTGCCTTTGTTTAGTATCCTTTCTGTCCGGAGTGGTTTGGGGCTATTTTTACTGCGGGTGCTGCCATGGCGTTTAGTTTTTCTTTGATGATGAATATGGCACCTTCTATGCAGTCGGGGCCGTCTAGTTGTTTGGAGGTGGGCTTTGCTGCTTTGAACTGTGCTTCCAGCCGCTTCATGTGTTCGTCGTCCTTCTCTTCTATGTTGAAAACGAGGTTGCCGGTGGCTACGAGTGGTTGCAGGGCTGCTTCTATGCGAAACCACTTTTCGGGCTTCTTGCGGGTGTCTGCTTGTACGCTGAGTATGCTGCCTTTTTCCACACCCATAGCGTGAATAAGGGGGCGATATACCTGGTCGTAGAAGGGGTCTTGCAGGGAGTTGTTTTCGATGAAGAAGTAGGTGGGGATATTGCTTGTGTGTTGCTTCGACATCCCCCTACCCCCTTCTAAGGGGGACTTATCATGACATACATTGACGATATAGTCCCTGCAGGCATAGAGGCAACTGATGAAGCGATGGGTGCCCATGACGTCGAGATAGCCTTTGTATATGTAGTAGGTGTGTGCGTGGTGGCCTACGATAAATACGGCTTTGCGGCTGTTGCCATGCGTGGTTTTTGCGCCGGGCAGGTCTTTATTACCGGGGGCAGGGTCCGCATAGGCTACTACGAATTGCAGCTCGCTGATGGGTGGACACTTGCCCCAGGTAATCTCCGCAAAGGTGCGGCTGGCGTTCATTGGGTTGTTATAGTACTCTTTTTGCTGCGAGGCATAGCTGATGGTTGCCAGCACACGGTCTATATCCTCCTCACTGTTTTTTTGTGGCCATGTTGATTTGCCTTCTGTGTCGCGGATATTGACGATGTCTACGGCATCGGCACATTTTGCGGCACGAACCACGCAACAGTCTTCGGCTATGATATTGCCGCAGAATATGATGAGGAGCGGGTTAGAGATGGAGCGGGTGGGTATAAGTGCCTGCTCTATCCATTCCCAACGCTTGTCTATGATATCGGGGTTGAGGCAGTCGGCATCAGTGTCTATGTCGTCTATGAGTATGATGTCGGGGCGGTTGGCCTCATTGCGTGTGCCGCGTGGCGACTGGCCTGCACCCAGCGCACGGAAAGCCACACCATGCAGGGTGATGAACTCGCCCGATGCCCAGTTGCCATAGTATTGCTGTGTGCCATAGTCGTTGGTGATGCGCTGGTTTTTCTCCAGGTTCACCATGTAGGGCAGTAGCAGTCGGTCGGCATTTTCTTTGGAGTTGGATACGAGTATGACGTTGCGTTTTTTGCCGGTGAGCACCAGGTAGAGTACTTCCATCATGGTGCGGGTGCTCTTTGCCAGCTCGCGGCTCCAGTTGCGCACTTCATACCATTCTGGGTTGTTGATAACACGGGCTGCTGCTGCTTTGTGAAAAGGTGCCGGTGCGGATGTGGCATAGGGTGCAAAGTAATACTGGAACCATGCCTCCGGGTCTGCTTCGAGCATGGCGATACGGGCGCACCTTTCTTTGCGTGTTTCCGTTGCATCTACGGTTGATTCGGATGCTAGACTGTCGTGCTTTATTATGAATTCGGCAAGCTTTTTCTTTGCTGTGATGTCCAGTTCCATCTTACTTTATTTTCTCTTGGATAAAAATCATAAACCACTTGTTGAAAAGCTTTGCTACGTCTATGTCTTCGCCCTTCATGAATGTTAGGAAGTCTATGCCTGTTTGTATCATTTCGCCTACATTGGTTTCTTTTTCCAGCCGTTCTATGGCGCGTGTTATTTTGGTTATGCCATCATAGTCGGGATTTGTTTTTGGGTCGTCATCATCCATAGCAGCGCGGCCTTCGGCGGTCATCTTCGCCAGTATCTCGTAGAGGAAGGAGAGCTGTTCTGTTTTTGTAGTAGTGAGTGATTTTCGCATGGCGTCCCACTTTTCTTCATCTACCCATTTCGATAAGGTGTTCTCTGAAATGCCTGCCCTGTCTGCAATTTCGGGTTTTGACTGGCCTTGTATGAACAAGGTACGGGCAAAATCTTTACGGAGGTCGGGGATGAGTTTTTTAGCCATAGGGTGTTTGTTTTTGTGTTTCAAAGTTCTTGTAGTGCTTCGGACATCCCCCTACCCCCTTCAAAGGGGGATTCTCTGGATGCTGTTTTTTCCGCAGTGCTTTGGCTGGAGCGGATTTAGCACAAATGTCGTGTTTTAGCGGGGTTCCGTATGGTGGCGAAAAGTATGATACCGCAGTAAGTGCGGTATCATACCGCAGAGGGTGTAGTATGGCTGAAAGCCTTTCCTGTAAAGTGTTTTGGATGATGCAATTTTACATCGAAATGGAGCTGCTGGCACTTCGATGATACATCTGGTACATGGCTCGGCAATCCTTCGACGGGGCTCAGGATGACAAAGCGAAGGGCTCAGGATGACAAAGTGAGGAACGATAGCATAACAGAATTTGGAGCGATTAATTCAGGTTTTTAAAACAATAGTATATGCCTTCAAAAAAGATAAACAAAGAGTTCGTGTTGAGTGACAGCTCTGTGAATGTATACGGTATGCGCCTGCTTACCAGTGGGTATGATATGGCAGAGTACAAGAAGAACCCCATAGGCTACTACGGTCATAAGAAAGAAGATGGCGTGCTGGTGAAATGGGAAAACCTGCGCGTAGATGGTGATAATGTAGTGGGCAAGCCGGTCATCAATATGGGGCACCCACGCGCAGAGCGCACCATAAAGGAAATAGAAGAAGGTTTCCTGAATGCAGCCAGCATGGGCAAGTTGGTAATAATTGATGCCGAGCTGACAGATAATCCGGATGACCCTGCCAACCCCATACTGGTAGTAACCAAGTGGTATAACAAGGAATGTAGCCTGGTAGATAATCCCGGGAACCGCAATGCCATCAAGGTGGAACTCTATGATGGCGACGATAACGAACTGAACCTACACGATATTATTAACGCTAAAAACAAAACGCCTAACATGAAAAAAGTAACACTGGAGCTGACACCAAAGCTGCTGGGTATGCTGAACCTGGCTGATGACAAAGCTACTGCCGAAGCTATAGCAGAGGGCATTGAGGCGCTGCACGATGAGAACGCAGCCCTTGCACTTGCCAAGGAAAAAGCAGAGCAGGACCTCGCTGATACCAAGGCAGCCACAATAGCAGCAAGGGTAAAGGCCATCCTGAACAAGGGCCTTGCCGATAAGAAGTACACAGCAGACACCCGCAACAAGCTGGAGCTGGCTTATGCCCAGATGCCGGATGAACTGGAAGACCTGGTAAAGGGTATGCCGGTATTTGAAGGGGTGGTGGACAGAATTGAAAAAGCCGACGCCCGCAAACTAAAGCGCGGCCTATCCGACAAAACATGGGATGAGTTAGATCTTGCCGATGAACTGGAAACACTGAAGCAGAGCGACTTTGAACTGTTTAAGGAGAAGTACAAGGCTAAGTTCAGGAAGGAGTACAGAGGTGAGTCGTAAGTCGTAAGTCGTAAGTCTTTAGTGGTTGTGATGCTTTTTGGCGGGACGTACAAGGGTGCGACGCAACGGGTGATGATAGGGGCGGTGATGCCGGGTGCATAATTATAATACTAGTCTTTAACCAATAAACCAATTTTTAAACAAACCAAACAACAGCGTATGAAACTAAAACTTTCGATTACAGGGTTGGTGGCTGCACTAACGATGGCAGCACTGATGGGCGGCATTGCCGCTGACAATTTTGGCAATACTGCGGGTATTGCGACTTTCTTATTGGCTTTCGGCCTGCCTTTGCTGAAGCCTTTTGCGCCGGCCTCGTGGTACAAGGGTGCGGGCGATGGCCTTGTACTCATGGCGATACAGGCAGAGGTGTGGCAGAACCACATAGAGGGCAACCTTTTTAAGGACAATGAGTTCCTTCTGACGGCTACAGATGCCGGACAGTATGTGATACAGGGCAAGGTGGTGCATATTCCGCAATCGGGAGGGCTGCCGGCTATTGAGAAGAACAGGAGTACACTGCCTGCAACAGCATCAGAGCGCACGGATACGGAGGTGAGCTACCTGCTGGACGCTTATTCTACCGACCCTATACTCATCAGGAATGCAGAGGTGTTCGAGTTGAGCTATAATAAGCGGGAGAGTGTAATAGGTGAGTACGAAGCCGCACTGCGCCAGCGCATTGCCGATGAGATTCTTATCAAATGGGCACCAACTGCACCGGGCTGCATATTAAGGACGGGTGGTGATGATGTAGCAACACACCTAACGGGTACTGTAGGCACACGTAAAGCACTGGTGACGGCAGACCTGAGGGCTGCACAACTGAAGATGAACAAGCAGAACATCAGCAAGTATGACCGCTACGCATTGTTGAGCGCGGAAATGTTTAACCAGCTACTGGATAGCCTTAGCGAGACGCAATACCGCGATTTCAGCACAGCTATGGATCCTACGACGGGTGCGCTAGGTATGTTGTATGGCTTTAAGATTTTGCAACGGACAGATGTAGTGGTGTATAATGAAACAGCCGATGCGGTGAATAGCTATGGCGCACTGACTGCCGGAACTGATAACGATGCAGTGCTCTGCTGGCAGAAAGAGGCGGTAGAGCGCGCGCTGGGCAGCATCACCTTCTTTGAGCGTGCGAATGATCCATTATACTATGGTGATGTGTATTCCTTTGAAGTGCGCATGGGTGGCCGTAAGCGCAGAAATGACCAACTGGGTGTAGTGGCGATAGTGCAGGAGGAGGCGTAGAGACCTCCCCCGACCCCTCCGAAGGAGGGGAGGTGAACTGTGACAAAATTCAATTACCCTTTCTTCTACTCTTTCTGATGTGAAGAAGATGTCAATGACTGTTTTTATGATGCACAACCAACAACCAATACTTCCTGATGCGGGTGGCGTAATGCTGGTGGCGGGATGCTGGGCCCCACTGCTGGCAGTACACTTCAACGCGGCTCTTGTAGGCTTGCTGATGAGCATACTGGTGTCTTGCCTTGCTGTTGTGGATTATGGGATGAAGATATACTTCAAGGCGAAACAATTACGAGATGTTCCTAAGGGAGATACAGATGATGCCCCTCCCCAGCCCTCTCCAAAAGAGAGGGAGAGGGACAGCGACACAATAGAGTGGACTGAAAACGAAACAAACGAATAAACTATTTTTTTAACCGGTGGCATTGCCATCACAAAACTATAACCTGATATGGGTGGAGTAAATATTACGCTGGCAAATGGCCAGCTGGGCCAAACGATACAGACCAATGACGGTATCTGTGGCATGGTACTAACCGGCGCAACGGAGGCCGGTGGTTACACACTGGGTACACCAGTATTGATAACAAGCGTGGACGCGCTGGAGACTGTGGGCATTTCGGAAACGAACAACCCCTTTGCAGTGCGCCATGTGCAGGACTTCTACAGTCTGGCGGGTGCAGGTGCTCAACTGTACCTGATGCTGGTAGACGATACGATGGCGGTAGACGACATTGCCAATGCGCTGGATGCTGACGGCGCAAAGGTACTGCTGGATTATGCAGCGGGGCGCATAAAGGTACTGGCTGTTATGACCAATGACGACTTGCTGGCAACAGTACCTACGATAGCGAACGCGCTAAATGGCGATGTGTATACTGCTATAGACAAAATGAGCGGCCTTGCCGACCACTTCGTGGCGCAACAAATGCCCTTCCGCGCTATCATAGGCGGCACCAGCTATACAGGTGTGCCTGCTAACCTTAGCGACCTGACTACCCGCAACGACAACCGTGTAGCGATACTGGTGGGCGATACGGAAAGTGGCAAAGGTGCGGCTTTGGGCTTATTGTTAGGTACGCTGGGTAGTGTGCCCGTACAACGCAAGGCGAGCCGTGTGGCTACCGGCGCACTGCCAGTGAGCACTGCTTTCCTGGCTACAAGTGCGGTGGAAGATGTGCCCTATGACGAGCCTATCATAAGCAGCAAAGGTTTCATTACCTGGAAGACTTACCCGCACAAGAGCGGCTACTTCTGGAGTGGCGACCATACTGCTACTGCCGACAGTGACGACTATAACGTGCTGTGCCGTGGCCGCATCATAGACAAGGCGCACATTATAGCCTACAAGACTTTTGTAGATGTAGTAGATGATGAAGTGCCCGTGGACGCAGAAAGCGGAAAGATGGCGGCTGGCTACTGCCGCGCACTGGAGCAGGCAATAGAAAACCAGATAAACAATACCATGACCGCTAACCGCGAGATAAGCAGCATTACGGCTTTCGTAGACCCAGAACAGAATGTACTCAGTACAAATATTGTAGCGGTGAGCCTAGGTATTGTTCCGGTGGGCTATAGCTCGGTGATCAATGTAACGCTAGGGTTTGTGAATCCGGCGTTGTAGAGAGGCAGTAGGCAGATGCAGTAGGCAGATGCTGGTTTTGTGTCCCTCATGACATGGAGTTGTAGTTCCGCTCACCCGCCCGCCCCCGCTTGTTGAGAGCGGGGAGCGGAGTGCGGGGAGTGAAGAGCGGAGTGCGGAGAGCGAAGAGCGGGGAGCCTCCCCCGAGCCCCTCCGAAGGAGGGGAGGTGAACTTTTGGATTTTTACAACCCTGCCCGTGGAGCGGGATTTGGGTTGAAGCCCCCGAAGGGGAGGTGTTAAGTAGGTGAGTATTTTATACTCGTTCTGCCCCTCTCCTTTGGAGCGGGGGTAGGAGGTGAGGCTTCACAGTAAGGCTTTAAAAACATTTTTTTTCAAAACCAATTTTTTTCAAACAAACTAAAACCAAATTATTATGGATTTTTTCGATAGCAAAGAGGCAGAATGGGCCGACATGGAAGTGTTTATAGGTGGTGCCCAGCAAGAACAAGAAGCCCTGCACGCTGCAGGCAATGAGCCGATAGGCATACAGAGCGGTAACAAGAGCTACACAGGCGAGATAAAGCTGCTGAAAGGCGCCATAGACGATATGAACCGCGCAGCGAAACTGGCAGGTGGTAATAACCTGCTGGACATAGCCTTCGACCTGGTGATCACCTACAAGGCACAGGATACCCGCCCACTACAGAGCGATACATGCGTGGGTGTGCGTGTGCAGCACTTTGAGAAAGGATGGGATCAGGGTGCCAAGTCGATGGACGTGACACTGCCTATCGTGTTCTTGAGGTTGGTGAGTAACTAACCACCCCGGCCTAGCGGCCACCCCTCCTAAAAACAGGAGG